TTGCAATCATTTGATTTGCTTTGCCAGCTTTATTTGCTGCAATGCCCGACATTACAGATTGTGCTGCTGTCGAAATCAGCATCATTGTTAGCGGATTGCCACTCATCTTATCACCCGTTTGTTTTTAAATGTGCAAAAATTCCACGCACACTTAATGGTAGAGGTTGCTGTTGTCTAATATACACTGTTCCCTCACGATTGTAACCTTCTGCAAAATCAATTCGTTTATCACCTGTAAATAATTCTGGTGCGCTATCCATTTCATCAGAACTATCCCTAAACGGAAGAAGGTCTATGTTCCCATCTGTTCTCCCAACTTCAACTCCTAAAGATTTATATAACCTAAGTATTACTTCATGTATTCTTTTTATCTTGCCTTGCGCTGTGCCGTCCTGTGAACCAGCCTCTATACGTTGAGTCTCCATCTGCGAAGTAAACCCTAGCCCTGCGTGAACAATAGATGCTGCTGTGTCTAAAGTTATCGCCCCGCTTGCAACTGTCTTAGCTGCCTGTACCGCGCCGTTACCTAAAACATTAACCGTTTGTCCTTCAAGATGAGTAAGCCCAGATATAGCGGTTTCTGCTGTTCGTGCAGTGCCGCCAGAAATATATGTAGTAAACCCAGAACCATCTACTGCTAAGTGTGCAGTTCCACCAGATGTAAACGTAGTGTAGGAAGAACTATCCACACCTATAGTAAACGTGTCAGCATCTACAACTGTTATTGTAAAGCCATTTGCTTCTAATTGTGTCATTCCGCCGACATCAAAAAATGCTATTTCATCTCCAGTTGTAAATCCATGCGACGGACAAGTCACAGAACCGGGATTAGCTTCTGTTACCGCTGTAATGTTTTTACCCGCTACATGAGCTATTTCAAAAGTATTAGTTGCTTTTTCGTATGCCCTGTATCTTTCCCCGTTTAATTCTGTAGTTCCTGCTATATCACGAAAGTCAACTAAATCGCCGTCATCTATTGTATGGCTTGCTGATGTTACAACTACAGGGTCGGCTTTTGTTATATTTGTTATTGTCTGCGGTAGATCAAGTGTTAGCCCACTATCTACATAAAAACAATCTTCTTGCGTTTCTGTGTCTAATAAACCGGGCGATAGCAACTCTACATATCTTTTAGTAGCGCCGTTCACAAATCGCTCTACGACGACATAAACTTCATCTCTGTTAGAGCCGGGAATGCTTGCAACGGATTCTACTTTAGCTTGTGTCCCAGCAGCATCAGATACCCCACCGACTATATGTTTATGCCAAGCTAAAACCTTTTGATCTCTTTGATATGTAAACCCTATTAAAGTGCCATTAGTTAAAACACACCAAACTATTGAGTCAGGCTCTTGTTGGTAAGCCATTTGCGTAACGCCTGTCTCTGTAATATGTTCTGCTAATAAAGTTAAGTCGGGGCTTACATACGCATCTGTTTCAAATTGATACACAAACTCTCGCAACTTCCTTGCAGCCCTTTGCACAAACAACGCAACGTGGGCGATTCGCAATGGCATTTGATAAGACGATCCGTAATTTGTTTCTCGCACCACTCTGACATTCGTTGGCGTTAATGCTTCCTGATTTGTTGAGGCACTTACTTTAAACTCGCCTCCTGCTGTTCCAACAGCTAAAACTTTGCCCGGAGACAGCCAGTAGATAGCATTTACTTGGTCTGAAGCTATAGTGTAAACCAACGCATCATCATCTAAACTTCCGGGCGTATGCGTATAATAATCTCCGCTTCTGCTGCCCCATATAGTTTGCGGCTGATACAAAGACCCTGCATACATTAACCTTTGCTCGTAAAATGCTACTGCTCGTGGGTAGTTTCCTTCATACCAAGCGCCTAGTCTCCACGATGTTTCGCCTGATGTCCCACCAAATGCTTTCTGCACAGCACAGGCTACTATAGTAGTAGAAGTTATAGAAGAAACCGTAGCATATCCATATTGTATGCCTCCTTCTGCAACAAACTTCCATGTCACTGTATTATCTGCAATAGAGTCTCCTGTTGAGGTCGGGCCACCAGAGCCAGCAGAGGTTCCTGCGCGAATACACTCGTAAACTCTGTCGCTGTTCCTAACAACATTTCCTACAGAATAACTATGGTTTTGCTGCCATTCTGCTGCAATATGCCCTATGCGTATAAGCCTTCCAACATCTGCTGCAACAAACCCAGTGCCACCGTTAATACCTGTTACAGCCGATGCGGTAATGTTTATGCTACCTGTTGTGCCAGAAGGAGTTAAAGTAGTATCAGTTATATTTTCGTCTAAATAAGGCCCATCTTCAAATACTGAAGCAGCAAGAGTCCACGCCGTGTGTGACGTTCTTGAAAGTTGTGCAGGGTCGTGGTTGTAATGAGTGATGTAAAGAATATCAGCAGATTGTGCAAACTGCAATTCAAACAATTCAGCTTCAGCATAAGTAGTAGTTATTTCAACTGGAGCAGACGGCGAACCCGTTTCAATTTGACCGCCATCTTTGTAAACCCGTATGTAGTTCTCTCCAAACTCTAGCATATACGCTTGAGTTGTTGAAAACTCAAAAGGTACTAAGCGAGTTTTTTTTGCTGCTGTTTTTACAGAAGCTATATATTTTGTGCCACCACGACGGTATATTCCACCTTGAGGGTGAACAAGAAAATTTTCTAAAGTTTTACAACCATTTGCGTACTGTGCTAAATCTACTCTTGCCTCTAATAAAGGCGAGAGTTCTCCAGCAGTAAAATTTGTAATAGGATAAGCAGCGGTTGCCACATTAAGCCCCCGTGCCTACAAAACTAATGCGAGAATTTAACCAAGTGTCTGCGGTTATATCGTCTGGCGTTCCCTCTGTTGCATCAACCGTCCTAGCTTCAGACAGCTTTGTTCCATACAAATTAAACAAATCTACCGACATAGTCCGACTGTCTGCTAATGATATAGCTAGTTCCGCCGCTATTCGTGCCGCTAAAGTTTCTATAAATAACTGGTCAAATGTTTCTGGGTCAGTTTCTTGCCGTATGTATTTAATAATTAAAGTATCTGCATCACACAAAATGTATTGTCCTTCTAAGACAAAAGCGGCTGTATCTACCATGTTAGTTTTAAGAAGGCGCAGAAAATCAACTGGTAATGCAAACCTTGAGGTATATTCGTATGCGGGTGCAGTAGTATCTAGCGCCAATGTTTCCCTTTTAACTGCAAAGTTCCAAGGGTGCGATCTTAACACCGCATCTCTCATAGGCTCATAAACAAGGTTGCATAAACGCCCTGCTTTACTGTTTTCTGTTAAGGAAATTATTTGCTGATCGCCTATTTTAGCTAATGCTAAATTGCATATCTGCACTTCAGAAGCCATTGTTTTCTCCTATAGAAAAGAAGGGAGAGGCACTTGCCCCTCCCAGCTTTTTAATCAGTCGAGAACATACAACATTGTAAGCTCGATTGTGCCAGCACCATTAGCGCCAGCAAGGGATACAGTTATCGGAATACCATCTTCGTTAGCATCCACAACACTGTTTTTTCCAAGCGCAGATGTTGCTGCACAAGCTACTGTAGTTATAGAAGTAGAAGCAGCAGCAGCTTTGTACTCGTCCACATCAAGAGCTACAGTGCTACCACTACTGTCTGTGTATGCCGCATGGCCTACTGACAAAGTAGTGCTAGAACCTAAAGCATCGTGAACAAGTTCACCTGAAATTATACGAGCGCCGTTTGGAAGGTTAAACATATGAATGTCTGACTGTTCCGTTGCGGCTTCGTATAAGCCGTAAGCTACTCGGACACGTCCACCTAGTTCATTAGGCTTAATCATGTCCTTTGGGACGTTTTGATCCCATTTAGTTTTTTGGACTGAATATACAGTACCCATAATTTAGTCTCCTTTCAGACTTGAGATCAAGAAGGATCACATTCAATATAACCAACCTGTTTTTCTTCCATGCGGGTTGCCCCAATGCTCATGGAATAGAAAACCTGTGTGGCGTGATTCTTGTCTGCACGTTCAGAAATACGGGCTACTGGATTAGACCCGATAGCAAGTTTAAGTCCGGGCTGTGAGAAATACAAAACTTTATGGTCTGAATTTCCATCAACACCAATCAATTCTGTACGCACGAAGTTAAATCCTAAAAATTCATTTACTTCGCCTTGAACCAAAGCCTTTACCGTATTGAAATCGGAACTTGTTACTTCTGTTTCTGCAAGCAAATTGCTTAGTTGTTTTGCATTAAGAACAACGTATCTTTTTGCATCTGGATCGACTTCATTTGCATCAAGATTTTCTTTAGCTGCTCTTAGCTTGCCAACATTTAAGCCCGTGTCAGCAGCAGGAGAAACACCTACTTGAACATCAACGGTCATACT